ATTTTGCGCTCATACATACCGCCCGTGATACTGCCCCACTCGCAAACACTCATATCATTATCATCTTCGTTCTTTACGGAATTTGCTCTGAATAGGCAATATTGATATTCCATATCATCTTTTTTCCCGCTCGACTTGTTTGTGACAGTAACCTTACCGTCCTTTACTGCTTGTTTGTAAGCATAATAGATCATACGCATTTTCATTCATCCTTTCTTTATTGCGCTAAAGTCCCTGTGTATTTATACCAACTACCCCATGCTTCGCCACTTGAAGCAGACTTATATCTTTCACACATAAAGCCAACCTGTGTAATCCTTTGAATTATATATGTTGTTGATGTTCCAGGAGCAATAACTTCAAGAACACCACTTGTAACACCTGCCGGAAGTGTACCACTATAATTGTTATTGGAAGATATGCCATAAGAACCAGGCTGAACAATATTATCAATATTTGTTCCGGAAGGAAGCCAACCGCCACCATAATTATCAATAGAAACCCAACTGCTCCAATTCGTTGCATTTGTTCTGAACCGGATATATAGCTTCTGTGTTCCTATTGCAATCTGTAATACGCCCGTTGATGTTGCAGACATTTTCCGGACAAGCAACCCGTATGTACTTGCAGGATAATTTACATATGTTGAAGTTGAAGCCAATCCGTAATAACCAGGCAGAATAACGGTATTAAGGTCTGTTCCGTTCGGAATATAACCACCATAATCCGTAAATTCTTTTTTAATAACCCAATCACCGCCTGATTTATGTCCTTCAAAGCGTGAACCGTTTGTATCATATAAGTAGACCTGTGCTAAAGAATCTGATGCACCTTTGAAAAGCGTACCATAATAACGTGTATCAATTGTGAATCCATCAAATGCTGATGTGGTTTTGAGGTGTACAAATTGAGAGGAAAAAGCTTCCATCCTGGCAAGAAGGTTATTTAAATCATATCCAATTTCATCAGCATAATTTACTTGATTCCTTAATATTCGATGCCGATAATACCCGGCATAAAGACCATCTTCAAAATAAGCTTTTGAAAAAACAAGATTGCCATATTGTGATCTGTAAATTTCATTATATTGATTATTTGTATTATCTACAATTCGACAACTGCCACGAACAGTAGGTTCTCTGACACTTTGCAATGTCGCATTATCAGTGTATTGTAAATATGTCAGGCTTAATCCACAACTTGCTTCAAGATCTTCATCAGTGGCATAATTATCAATATATGAAATACCACCTATTGTCATGTTCATTATATAGCATCTTGCAGAAGATCCTAATGTGCTGCCAATATTAACAATTTGCGGTATATTACTTTGATTGACACGCCATGATTGAATTGTTCCCGTAGCACTTCTGATAATAAGGTTCTCACTTCTTAAATCAAACACGCCATTGGAAACCATTTCAATGGATGCTCCGGCCTTTAGTTTCAGATACTTTGCGCCGGAAATATCAATACCGTCATCCGTTATATCAACGCCTGTGACAATTGAGTATTTATTCGACAATTCACCGCTGCGTTTATACTGTTCCTTGACAGATTCCGTCATTTCTGTCCGTTCAGTATTGCCTGTGCATTCATACGCATCACGGAAACTGCCGTTATAGAACAGCGACCTATTGAAAATAGGCATACTCATTGTCTGATCTGTATTATAGACAACGTTGATGATATCCCCCGTTTCAAACAGCCAACATCCAACCGCAGAAATTGTAGAAGGGAAATATGCACCAACGGCAGCAAACCGTGAAAGCATGGTAGTTATCACTGATTGACTTTGGGAAACCGCCATGTTCAGCATGATAGGATTATCCAGGATCGTATATTTCTCGCCGGATGTGTTCACAGGATATACATAACCGCTGATGTTTTCATCTGTGCTTGCAACCCTCACATACGAAGGAACAGAAACGGTATCCTCTGCGATATTACTACCGCTAAAGTAATCATTCTCTGTCAGTGAATAGCTTGTATTATCCGTAAACCATACAAGATCAACACCACCATTTGCGGTAATCCTGGCATAACAGCAGTTCACTTCCGCAATCATCGCAAGCAACGCCCTGCAAGTAATCCCCCTGGGAAGAATACTTTTCCAGACAGCAGAGGTAAACGTTGCTGTCATCGCATCGGAAATGGAATTTGTTTCACTGTATGAAAGTCCAACATATGTACAAAGATTTCTGAATATCGTTCTGATAGAAAACGTTCCTGATGCAATTGAATCAATAAATTCATCTGCAATCACATCAAACTTCTGCATCCGGTCATGCGCTATAAATTCAATTGTCTGTGTCCTGATTGTTCTTTTCGGCTTTTTCCCTTTAAAATATCCGACAGTAACCCAATATGTGCTTCCGTTGATCTCAACGCCAAAGTCAAGCCTAAATTCTTCTGTCCAATCAAATCCGTTGAATGTATCACTGTTAAGAAGATAAACAACAACTTCACTCATGATGGCTTTACCCATCACAAGATCAATATCCGGATTCATGATTGTAGAAAGGCTTAATCCTCCACTTGCAGAAATATTATCATCCGTCAGCGTGACATTCTGGACAGGGAAAACAAGCCTTGCGTGTTTCGCTGCCCCGGCTAATATAGCATTCCTGTAAGTCGCTGCCGTTACGCCCGTTGGTGTAAGCATTCTATCACCACCACCTTAATACTCAATGAAAGCAATCCGGATACTGTTATAATGGACAAGAGGGGGATTCAACTCAATACGATAGATAGGTGTTTCGATATCAGGCACATAGAAATTCCCCAATTTATAGCTGTCTGTAACGGTGTCGTAATACCGTAAAGTAACATTTCGCTGCAATGCGTTTGTCATAGCATTGTTCAGAAGTGTCATAATACTTGAAAGTTCAAGATTTGTAATCGGCGGTGTTTCAAACTCAATCTTTGTTGCCGTATGCTCAACCGTATTCCTCACAAGCAAACCGGATGTTGCTCTGTTCGCATCTGCTTCCATACGCTGATCCGGAGTGGGTTTATAACTGTCATGTTTAATGTACTGAAGGGGGAACTCAACATAGTTGTTCCCCGTTTTCAGTTCAATCAGTTTTCCGTTGAATGCCATACAATCAACCTCCTGTCAGCGCAGCATACATATCAAGACTTTGCTTTACAGTTCTGCCAAGACCGCTGCTTGCACCAAGGTTTACAGTGCTTTCCTTTGCGAGAATGCTACGGAGCAAACTGTTCTGTTCACGCAGCAGGGCATTCTGTTCTGCGTTTGCATCAGCAACACCCTGGCTGATACCTGCAACAATCTGATCCGTGTTCGCAACGGCTGTCTGATTACCAAACCGACCAATCATTTCCGGCACACCGTTTTCGTTCGCAACGAACAGATCACCGCTGTCAACAAATCCACCCATTGCTTTAAATGTCAATTTGCCTGTAAACAAATTTCCAAGATAAGAAGAAAACGAACCAAGCGAACTAAGGAACGAACTTCTGACATTCTCAAAGGATATGTTTGCTTTAATGTCAGGCTTTACCTTTGCTTCAATGTTTTTCCTTACATTGTCATACACACCAGGAGCAATGGAACATCCTGCTTGCAGGTTCGGAGAAGCATATGCTACCAATGCTTTCTTCAGATTGTCATACACGCCTTGTCTGACAGAACATCCTGCTTGCAGATTGGGAGAAGCATACGTAACAAATGCTTTCTTTAAAGTCTCGTATGTTCCGGCTTTCACAGAGCATCCGGCCTGTAAGTTGGGAGAAGTATTCTTCTCAATAGCGGATTTAAGTGTGTTATATAACCCACTTTTGACAGTTCCATTAACAGTAACACTCGGTTGTGTATTTTCTTGGATGCTCTTTTTCAGCTTTTCAAACAATCCCTTAACCGTTGTTGCTGTCACACTAACACTCGGTTTAACATCTTTCTCAACCTGTGTTTTCAGATTGCCGGGATTGCCTGGTTTGAATTTTGCGGTAACGTTGCTTATGGTAGCAGCCGTTTTTTCCAACCCGTTCTTCAGCGTAGTTGAAAGTATTCCTTCAACGCCCTTCTTCAGCACAGGGGTTACAGTAGGAGTAGTCTTTTTCACGCCTGTATCAATCAGACCACTCCAACTTTCAGCCTGTTTTTTGATATCGGCATTCTTGCTGTTCATTCCGTTTTTCACAAGATCACCAATATTGATACCTGCATTCTTGGCTGCTGTCTTTGCTGCTTCTGCCCCAAACGCATCCTTAATGGCAGTAATGAAAGACAACTGCTGCTCTTTGCTGAAAGACTTCCAATTTGTCAGCGAGATCAACCCACCTGCTGAAATATTCGGAATAAGTTTTTTTATCGCAGCAATGGCTTCAGATGTGCCAAATGCACTGACAAGGGCGGTAACAAAGTCTTTCCTTGCCGTGTCAGAAAGCTTCCCAAAGTCAGTGATAGCAACAATATCAGATGCTTTAAGTCCAGGGAATTGTTTCTTCAATGCTGCAATATTCCCGGCAGACAAAACTTCATTCATTGTTGTTGTAAGAATAAGATCAACGGCTGTCTTAAACTTCGGATCATTTTTTATTTCAACCATTTCACTTACATTTATGGTAGACTTATTACTCTTTGGGAACAGTTTGTTAATCAGATCAGGAATAATCCCATTTTCCGGAAGATTTGTCCCTATCAATTTGTTGATGATCTGATTTGTGTTCAGTGAAAGTGTTCCAAAGAAGTCATCCCAGAAAGTATTATTATTTGTTGTATTATTCCCACCGCTGTTAAAATTCAGAGTAATTTCTTCAGTTTCAACCTTAACTTTGATAACCTTTTCATCAACTGTCTTAACCCAATCACGGATAAGGTTGATTTTAGACATATCATCAACATCAACCCTGATAACCTTTGTATCAGCATGGTCTGTCCAATCCATCATCAGACGCATACTATCATAATCATTTTCAACATTGATATTGACAATCTTTACTGCAACTTCTCTCGCCCATTCATTGACAATAGCCATTTGCAGTAAAAACGCTGCGTATTCATCATCGTTAATTGAAATGCCAACCCGTTTGCTTGCATTGTTCATAATCCACAGGTCAATTGCAGCAGTAGTAAGATTAAACTGAAGATAATCAGCAAGATTAAGCGCAATACCAATCGTCTTTGCGCTTTCGGCAGCAACCCACAGATCAATCAGCCTTGTCTGATTAAGATAAAGCATATAGTCATCTGTACGCAGTGCAAGACCAATTGTCTTTGATGCTGCCAGGTTAATCCAGGTGTTAATCATCGTCATCTGGTTAGACAACAGGATATAATCATTTGTATTGATAACTGCACCAATAACTTTATTCGCCGGAACATCTGTCCATGTATTGATAAGTGTTTTCTGATTGCTGAACAGAATATAATCATTTGTATCAATAACCAGGCCGATCTTTTTATTTTCGACAGTATCAACCCATCCTTGGATTGCTGCTCTCTGTTTTACATAGTTCAGATAATCTTCTGTATTAAAGGAAATACTGATACTCTTATCCTTTGACCATTCTTCGTATTCTTCTTTAAATTCCTTGAATTTCTCTTTGTTTACATCAACCTTGATAGTCAACCCATCCAAGAAGTTTCCGACAAGCGTTGTAAGAAGTGTTGTCAATACTTCGAACACGTTAATCCCTGTTTTTAACTTTCCAAGTGTTTCAACAATCTTTTCGACAGCAGGAGCAGCAGCAACCGCCCCGGCAGCAAGCAAACCCATTTCAGAAGCAGCAGCAGCGTAATCAGGCGCAGCAGGGAAAGGCTGATAACTCGGCTGAATAGGGAACGGACTATAATTCGGCTGTTGTGGGAATTGAAAATCTTTATAATCTTTCGGTATGTCCGGAAGTGAAACAGGATTATTCGTGCCACCATCCGGATTAAACAGGTATTTAAGGAACGTAAGAAGGTTGCTTGCGCCACCGCCCGTGAACAGGTCAATGATATCCTTTATTTTGGAAAAGATTGCCGGAAGAATGATCGCACCAAGCGTACCTGCAAGAAGTGCTTCAATAATAGGCTTCCACTCAATCATCCATTGAGGAAGTTCCATTTCCTTAAACATATTCGCAAAGTTGGCAGCAGAACCGCCACCGCCACCACCGCCACCTTGCGTCATAACATTAAGTTCATCGAATGTAGCAATCCACTTTTTCGCTGCTCCACCACCCTTATTGATAGCAGAAGCATAATCATTCATTCCTTCTGTTGCCTGGGAATAGGTTGTCTGACCACCAAGCAGCGCAAACAATGCCGTAATTGCATTCAACGCTACCAATGCAGCAGACGAAACGGCATTCAGAATCGGCAAAACAGCATTGAGAGCAGATCCAAGCGCAGCACCAATCTGATTCTTCATCTGCCCCCATCCCTTATAGGTTTTATCCATTGACGCTGCAAAAGCATTATTGATTTTCTTGGAATACTGATAATAATTGTCCAGACCTTCCTTTGCGCCCTTCAGCAAAGCACGAATGGCCTGACGAATAAGCATCGTTTTAAAGATCCTGGTAATAGAAGAAAACAGATTAGAAGCAGACTTTCCGATTCCGCTGACATTTTTGGCAACACTCTTTGCGCTTGTGTTGGTTTCGTTCTTCAGCTTTTCAATCTGATCTGCATATGCTTTGATCTGCAAAGCCTGACTTGCTGTTTGTTTTTCTGTCAGTTTCCCTGCTTGTACGTTTTGCAGGTATTCATTGGTCATTGCAGCAAGTTTCTGGTGCATCAAATCCAAATTGGAGGATTCTGTAAGCGCAGCAACGGCCTGTTTACCCCTCTGTGCAGCAGCCTGTTTTTCCAACTCAATCTGATTCTTCAGACTATTTCTGTATTCCTGTGTAAGCTTTATCCGCTGCTGATGATCCGCAATGGATTGCCTTACGTTTGCATCGTATTCCTGTCTCCATTTTACTTCAGGTTTCGCTGAAGGATCTCCCCTATTAACAGCAACACGATTATTATTCGTAAGAGGATCATATTCACCGTTTGCTGCCTTTGCCTTTGTAACGGAAGCACCAACGCTTTTACCTATATTTTTAAAGCTTACGCCTTTTGCTAACTTCGCTGTTTCTCTTAATGCGCTATTGAAATCACGAAGATCACTATAAGGCTTCGTGATAGCATCAGATAACGCAGAAAGACGGGAGATCAGAGTGTCGATCCCCTGCCCTGCTCTCTCCGCACTACCGTTTATAGTCAGTTCAAGCGTTTCAAGGTTCGCCATTCTGATCCACCCCCGTCTTTACCTTCTTTTTGTTGAAATTGGCTTGTACTCTCAACAAACGTTCAACAATCTTCTTGCGCTTTTCCCTGATTTCTTCCTGTTTCTCTGCTTCTGTCTTTGGGAAAATATCAAGAGGTTGTTTCAAATAATCAATGTGTCTCTTTCCGAAAGCATTTGCGATAGAGGTTGTCACAGCGTTTGCGATATATGCGCCCTGTATCCACATATTTTCATTCTCTATCTTCCGCTTCATCAAGAAAGCCTGGGCATATGCCCTTACCAAGTATGGATCATCATACCAATATTGTTCGTATGTCATACCATACACTAAAAACTTTGGGAACAATTCTCTGAATTTCTCTGTATATGATACCTGCTCTGACGGTGTATTCTCTGCAATAAAGTTTTCTTCTATTACAGTTCCACCGTCACGTTGGGGTTTTTTGTCGGTTCTCCATCAAAGAAAGCAGTAAAGGGAGCATTATACAGTTCGCCAAGTCTCGTAGCGAAGCCATCCGGAACACCCTCAAAACCGCCAAGCTTTTCAAAGAAAATCTTATCGGTCTGCTGTTTGCTCATGCTCTTATGGTGCATCCTAAAGGCATACCAGAACAGTTCCGGGATCTTCGTCATGGGATACCTGCCAACATCGTCAATGTCAAACTTCCTGCTTTCCGCAAACAGAATAGTTTCACGGTTAAATTCAAGGGTATATTCTTCGTTGTTCTCCGCATCACGGATAATGATAGGTTTTACTCTTTCAGTTGCCATGTTTTTTCTCTCCTTTTTTGTCGTTTAGTAATAGGTTATATATAAATATGTTAAGGGGAGTTAGCCAATATTACGGGTATCGGCAAAGGATCAACCTCTGTCCTCCCTCTTAACAACGGTTCGTTAGGTGGTGGAAGATTCAGCGAAACCAACGATCTGATTCGGAACGATATGCAGCGTGGTTTCCAGAATGCCATCCACGGTAGCCTTGTTCATACCAAGCTGGTTAGGCATACCTGCAAAGTAGAAACTGCCTAAAGTCGGAACATAGGTTTCAAACCAGGTGGCCTTGCCACTCGCAAGAGCAGTCTTTGCAGCGGAAACAAGCGTCGCCCACTTCGTTTTCAGATCAGCGGTCAGGTTGCACAGGTAATCATAGCTGTCACCAACATCCTGCACACCTTCCTTATAGCGGTGAACGCTATCGGACAGGTTAGTAACCTGCTGCTTGGAAGGGTTGAAGTCGAAGTCAGGCGTATCCTTGATATCCGGAATCTCGGTATAACCGGAAGTAGGCCGTGTACCTGCTGTGGTTTCCACGCAATACTTCAGTTTGATTCCAATGGTATTCAGTTCAAGTGCCATTTTTATTCACTCTCCTTTTTGTTGCGTCTATTGTTGCCCGTTGAAGGTTCTTCAACATCCTGTTTCTTATCAGGAATAGCAGCCTTACAATTCGGACAGATCTTCACCTGTTCGTCTGTCTCTTTATCGCAATACGGACATTTCATCATTGTTACCTCCGATACATAGGAAAAACTGTGTTTCCGTCTTTTTCATATGGCTTTCCTGCAATCACTTCATATCGTGCGTATTGACGGTATACTGTTCTGTCAGTGTTTACAGGCCGATTCATATGTATCCTGCGGAATTTCATATTTTGCATAATACTGTCAGCAGCAATCAGTATTTCCTTACACTCACTTCTTGCCGTGTTCTCACGGTTTGAAACCACTTCAATTTCATAAGTGATCCGGGTGTAATTCTCCGCAGAAGCGTCCGTGTTCATGCTCTGAAGCGGTACATTGTTTGTCTGCCTGACAATTACTGAAGGATAAATGGCCTTTTCTTCGTCATACCCACCTGTGATATTCGCATTCGGATAAAGCGCATGAAGTGCATTATAAACTGTGTCAAACACAAGGTTTTCAATATCTATCACAGCCTAATCACTTCCTTTGCTATTTCAGCAGCGTTATCCTGGATGTATACTTTCGCATTCAGCATACCGCCCCTTGGCTCAATTGCCTGGTATGTCTTACCGCCGAAGTGCCACTTTCCGGTTTCTGCGTATTCATGAGAGCCAACCTGTTCAGAATACGAACCAGGGTAAACATCAACGCCAGGATAATTTTCAAACATCACGGGCATTGTTGCATCACCTGCACCAAACTCTGCAATCACGGGAGCATCCCCTGTCGCAACGATAACTGCGGAATTTTCATCAGGGCGGTAACTTGATACCGTTGCCATGCTTCCATCCGCTTCCTGTGCGATCATTGCGCCATCCTTGGCAAGTATGCCAAGTGTTTCATCCAATCCCCACCGAAGGTTGTCCTTCGCTTCACGAAGCCTGTGGATTGCTGCGTTGATGCTTTCCGTTGAAAGAACAACATTGAGCTTCACGAAACATCAACTTCTTTCAGATAGAAGATCAAATGATTCAGTGACTTCGCCTTACGCACAACCTTGAAGTTATGAGGTACAGGCACTTCAACTTCCTGTACAATTGATTCACCATTTACCGTTACGGTTCGTTGCTCTGTCCTTGTCGGAGAGATCCCGTACCATACACGGCTTTCTTCACCCATCGTACAGGTCATATCCTCGGTAATGGCCTTGTGTGTGTAAGCGGTGGTAATGCCGTAAGGATCAAGCGTAACCATACCCTGTGATCCCAGGTTGTTTGCGCCGGATGAAATAGCCATTGACATTCTGGCCTTTACAGGATTTCCGTAAGATTGTGTTTTTTCGCTTGTTTTCAGACCGTTAGCGTCTGTCACATAACTTTCGCCCGTCCTGTTTGCAAACCATATATCCTGCTTGTTTCTCGCAAGAACACGCATCTTATCCACCCACTTTCGCAAATGGAGTAAGTCTTTCCAGAATGTCAGCGTCATCCACAGAATCGTACTGACGGTTCACACCGTTTTCCTCATGGTTTATCTCGCCCTCTCCCCCTCTGCGGAGGAATTTACGTGCTGCCAATTCACACTGATCTGTTTCATAACAAGCAGGTATCTCCGTTTTGGTTTTATCATACGGATACAACCGCTTTAACATAATTCCAAGGGCAAGATTGAGATAAACCGCTATGGTTGCGTCCGTTGCGTCCGGATCGTTCTGAACAAAAACTCTAACCATTGCGATCTTCGCAGCATTATCCATAGCGGTTCACCCCTTTACTTTGTTGCGTTCCGTTTGCTTCCTTCCTTTTTGGCAGGAGCTTTCGGAGTTTTGTTTACCGTTCTCCGTCTTGCTCTCGGCTGTTCTACCGGAGCTTCAACAGGTTCTTCAGCAGGTTCTTCTGCTTCAACCGCTTCTTCCGCTGCTTCTTCAATTTCTTCAGAAACAGGCGGTTCAGAGAACGGAATTTCTTCTTCGATTTCCGGTTCGATAGCAGGTTCTTCTGCTACAACTTCTTCAATTACCGGATATCCTCTGCCGTTTGCCGTACCGATCAACTCAATGATTCTGTCAGGTGTCGGTTCATAACCGTCCCTTGGGTATGTATCCCCCGTCCGATACACAAACCCATCATCAAGCGAATCCGCAAACGAATGTGTTACCTTGTAATTCATTGTTTATCCTACTGATTACGCAGCAGGGGTTACGGTACGGGTATAATAGGTCTTGGAAACATCCACGGTAGTATCTACGCTGTGGAAGTAGTTGTTATTGGCATCCTTCTCATAGTAATTCTTGGTAAGAGGATTACCGGAAGGTTCGCCAACGGAACTGAAGGATTCAGAACCGATATCAATAACGGCAATACCATCAAGATATTCTGCCCACAGTGCCATACCCATCAGGGCGTAACACTCGCCAACAGCGGTGGAGTAGTTACCCATCGCATGGAAACCGATCAGTGGAGTTACACCGTCAACAGTGTATTCCAGGCCAAGCTTGGCAAAGTCGGAATCACCGGGATTGATGTAATACAGATCAATGTTTTCCACGGGCAGAGCAATAACCTTACCCCTCGGAATATCCGGATCACTCATGAGGAACAGCACACGGTATCCCAGGAAGTTTTCAATATAGGTCATACCAAACTGTGTCTGAATAGTGACGGAAGCACCGCCAATGTACTTATAAGCATCCAGAACGTTGCAGAAACCGACCACTTCGGAAACGGTTCTCCGCATCTTCTTGAACTTGTCCAGAACCATACCTTTAGCCATAGCAAGGGACATCTGGAATGTGGAGAACGCACCCGTCAGGATACCCGTCTTGAGGAAGGTATAGAAGGTGGTCAGAACATTGCCCTGAAGTTCGTTAAGGAACGCTTCGTCGGTCTTGTTCACAGCATTTACCGCACCATACTTCGCAACCGCTTCAATGGAAACAGCCTTACAATACTTCTCAATGGAGATATCACCGTAGGCAACATCGGTCACGGTAGCCAGGGAGTAAGGAATTTCCTCACCTTCACCCACAGAACCACTCTGAAGTGTTACAGAAGCAGCAGTAGAAACAAGTTTCGTACCAGGAGTTTTCTGGATAGGACGCATAATGCCAAACAAGGCCATCAGTGCATCCCAATTCCTCGCAAACCGGGTAACAAAGTCGATTTCACGGATAGAAGTGCTGATGTTTGCAGCCTTCGTCAAATTGGATTTAGCAGGCATTACAATTCACCCTTTCATGTAAATAATTCAATGTTTTCAGCCATTTTTTGCTGTCGCAGGACAGGATCTTTGATTGCCAGGATTTCATCCCGTGTCATGGTTACGGTTGTCTTTCCGTTACTGTTGATCGTGGGATTATTCTGCATCTGGCTATCATTCAATGCCTTGTCATGCAAATCTATGAACTTACGAATCCCTTCAGCAAGTCCATCAAAGTTACTCTCTTTAAACGCATTCGCAAACGCTTCAGCCGTTTCGTTGTCAAAACCGATACTCACAAGCGTTGCTGTTCGTTCCTTGGCTTCAAGTTCATCAATACGCTGTTGCATGGCAGCTTGTGCTTCAGCCTGTGAAACTTTGGCCTTTTCTTCGTCAGACATTTTTGCTTTCAGCTTTTCGTCCGTTTCAAGGAACTGCTTTTTCCACTTGGAAGCGTCTGCGGAAGCTTCAGTATTGGTCTTACGCAGCTTTCCATTTTCGTTTTCAAGTTCCTTGATTCTCGCTTCAAGCGCAGCCGTATCCGGAGTATTGTTCGTTTCGTTGTTGTTAGGATTCGGTTCATTAGCCATTTTATTTCTCTCCTTTTTTTGCGATTTTTACGTGCTTCTCTGCACGATTGCGATTTTTAAGTGCTTCTCTGCACTATGTAAAAGCCGTATTCGGCTCAAACACCTTGTTCGGATACTGTCAGGATTCGTTCAAACCATTCCTTCAGCGTTTCCTGTTCCATCAGGAATGTTCCCTTCTCAACCGTGTTGTTTCTGCTTGCTGACATTAACTGCCTTATCAGTTCCGGACTTGCCATTGAGTAATATCCTGCATACTGTGTCACATAAGCGGATATACATTTCTCGGCCTTGTGCAGCAGTTCAGCATTCTCCGGATTTCGCCATGTGAACTGTTGGCTATCGTAGTAAGCATCAACAATGGTCTTAACAACAATGGTGATTGCCAGGTCTGCCCGTTTCCTGCGGATAAATTCTTCGGTCAGCGCAATCCTTTGCCGTATTACATGATCGTAGGTAGCGAAGGTGAAATCCTCATTTATGTTCCTCCTTGTGATGCTGTTATCGTTCCATTTCCACACGTAGATTGGAACTTTGATAGCAGCAATCCGGTCAGGTTCAGCGAATGTCTGTGTCAGAACCGTAAAGTAAACATCCTCATGGATCATCAACGATTCATTGAACCGGATCTCGTTATCAATCAGGTATTTCCGTCTGTGCGCCTTACCGTGGACATATACCCAATCACGATCATGTGATATCAGGACAGGCTTCCCGTCTTTGTCCTTTGTTTCTTCCGTGAAACTGCTCCACAGGGTATCACTCTTGTCCTCGTTGATAACACTGAAGATCATGTAAAGGCCGAACACAGAGGAAAAACCATCATCGAAGTCACAGAACATAACCCAATCAGCATTGCTTGCGTCAAGTCCTGCATTTCTCGCCCTTGAAACACCGCCCTTCGGAATACTTATCTGGTTTACCTCAAACGGGTATTCCCTAAAGCATTCACTTGGTATCTCGTTTCCTTCCCCGTCATTGACCAGGATTACACCCACATCATCGAAGTTGATTGCTCTCTGCATCGCTATGCTGTCAAACAATCCTTTGCCAACCTTCCACGGTTCTTTGTAGTGGGTGATGATTAAATCAAGATTCCCCGTAAAAATCTCTCCTTATCATCGGTCACGGTTGCCTTGTTAATGTCACATAACAACGGCAATTGATATTAAGTGACGGATCACTGAAACCGCCCGGATAAAGTGCTGAATCACCATCATCGGTGTAAAACAGATCATCCAATCCGATTTCAAGTCCTTCCAGGAAACGATGCTGGTCACGAACCTTATCATCCAACATCGTATTCCACATCTTACGGATGTTCTGACCGCTTCCCTTTGCTGCGTCATATACCGCAGCGTTGTAATCAAAGTGTGATTCAGTGTCGATGATCCGTAAGACTTCTTCATAACTGCTGTCCTCCGTGATCCTGTCACGGAAGGTTTTATCGTCAATTTCCCGGTTTACGGTCTTTATGTCATCACCTTCCGGGAAAGGTACGATACCAACTATTTCTTCCGCATCATGCCATCCATAGGCATATACAAGGCAAAGCACGAACTCAAGGTAATCACAGAACTGCTCAATCTGCTTCTTTTCCGGTTTCTGTCCGGAGAACAGGATTTCCGCATCCTTACGGATGATTTCAAGTTCGTCCCACCGGAAAACATTACTCGGCATCGGTTGTCACCTTTGCTTCTTCGGTGTTCCCCTTCGCTGCGTCACGTTCTTCCTTTGCTTCTTTCAGCTTTTCGGCAAGGCCAAGCATTTCCTTGTACCACTTCATACCTGCCCGGTAAGCTTCCTCAACATCCATGAACAATCCGGATGCTTCGTATGCGTACTTCGGATCAATCTTGTCACATCCAAGCATGGTGGTAAGCGTCTGCGACTTCGACAACAGGTTTTCGTAGTTGTGTCTGCTGAATTTGATATCCACATCCGCAGGATCAAAAACAAATCCACCGTTCTTTTTAAGTCTTTTCCCTGCAATATGGCTCAACAGCCACATCATTTCCATTTCCGGCTGCTTAAACTCTGCTTCAAGGTCTTTTGCCCGTGTCTCTGCGCCCTGCCAACCGTTTTTCAGAATGACCGCACCGTTGTTGCTACTATCACCCGTATTTCCGTTGCCCTGGCTCGGCATACCAACGATTTCAAGAACCGCCCTGTACAGATCTTCTTTCAACGCCTGATTCTGGCTTTGGTCAAGCTGTTCTGACAGGTTCTTCACATCGGCCTTGTTATCACCAACGGATTTCAGCAGGATCATACCTGCCTTACGGATGGAATCTGCCGTTATTCCTTCTTCAACCTGGCAGTTATACAGAACAAGCAAACTCTGAACGAACTGTTCAACGGCTTCCAGACGGTCACTGTCAAAGTCATTGATTGCATCAAGCAACGGAAGCACGATTTCAAAGCAGCCTTGCCGTTCCATGTTCGCCTGGTATTCGATAATTGGGATCATTCCAAAGTTGTTTTTCGCTTCGGTGATCTCTTTCGTGCCATACTTCCAGGTGAAGAACTTCTCCGGCGTGACAATCGTGAAGATTTTCTCATTATCGTCATTCACCACGTAATGCACACCTGCAAGTGACCTTTTCGTGTGGTCGCTTGAATGGATCACAAAGGTCTGCTGCGGATCAAGCGTAAACAGGTCAAACGGAACTTTCTTGTACGGGAAACGGTTCTGTTCAATCAGCCGATAGCCAAGACCACAAATGTAAAGCCATTTGATAAGTTCCTTGTCCTTTGTGTGCTTTGCGTTCAACCGCATCACATCATTCAGCTTTTCGATGCTTTTAGAAGCGTTTGCGTTGCTTCTCGCTGAAATATACTGAATCGGCTCACCTGCCACATACCCAACCTTGAAAGCGACAATCTCATTCGCCCTATTTTCAACGATGTGCTGTGTCAGTTCGTCACGTAGTTCCCTTGTACGATTCAGAACAGGCTGATCCCCTTTGTAGTAATTAAACAGGTATTTGATATCGGCAGCGTTCTTTTCGTGAACCGCATAAGCTTTTGTAACAACATCAATCACGTTTGCCCTGGTAATCTTCTCGGCAGAAGTGGTAATCATGGTTCTGCCGAACATTGTCCTTCGTGCAAGCTTCGCCTGTACGGAAGCAGGTAAATCCTTTACCAATGCCACCTGTTCAGCATTTTCGCCCATAATTTCACCCCCGTTCACCAAAAAAGCGCACTATCACGAATAATCTCGCAATAATGCGCTGCTATTCCCCCTCGACACAGGGCAAGAGATCATGCGAACCGCCACTTGCCCTATGCCGGAGAGAAAGAAACATAGAAAAAGTTCCCTTCACTTTCGGATTATGCACAAAGAAAAAACAAAGTCAATAGTTTTTTAATATTTATGCACTATTTTTATTAGTTTTATACAGTGCAAACGAATAATACACCGTTGATTTTGCTCAAATATTCGCATTTACTTCCGGATCTTCTGCATTTTTCGTTCAAAACGTTCAACCGCCTTACGAATCGTCTTAATTTCTTTCTTTTCCTGCCTTGAAACCACACCATCATCCGTTTCGGCTGCAATTTCGATGGATTTGTATAGCGTTTTCAGCGAAAGCAAAGCAGTATCAATTTGTGATCTCATGAATCTGTTCACATGGCTTCCCCCTTTCAGAACAATCTTTGCATAACTGTCATGGTATTTCCACCGCCAAGGCCATAATCAGCAGCCATTGCAAGGCTGTCCGGAGCATCATCATTCTTGTTTTTGCCATTGATGGAGAATGAATACACGTTCTGCATAAACATTTCGTACTCTTTTGACCGTTTTCCCGGTTCAAGGAACACAAAATGTTCCCTGATATCAGGTGCTTTGTCAAAAATACGCTGTGCCTTGCCGTTCCCTGTGTAATGTTTCGTGGATTTCTCAACGTTTACCCTATGATCTCGCTTTTTCAGTTCTTCGTCAATACCGTCAGCGTATTCTGCTGTCATTTTTGTAGCTTCAATCCGCATTGCAGCGACATTGTAACGTATTGCCTTGTCAACGATCTCCGGTTGTGTAACCTTTTTGTCTCCGTTATTGTAAACCACATCCGGAACAAAGATTGTCTTGTCAAAACGGATGCAAACAGGACTTGCAACAAAGTCACCGCCACCCCAGGCCGGATCAACCGCCATGAAAATACGGTCAGGATCACCTTCCGGCAGCACACCGTTATAAAACCGCATATCATCAGGCGAGAAAACCGCACCGTCACGCTCAATCGGTTCACCCTGATATTGTGCAGACCAGGAAGCCATATCGTTATTACGCTCAAAGCTCGTTCTGCGCTGATGATAGTCCTCTGTGGTGAACCCACGCCCAAACGCATAGTCAAAATTGGATTCATCGTTTTCATCCAGGGCAGGAACATTTATCAATTTCCACCGGATATTTGCAAAATCAGGTTCGTTTGTCAGCAGATCAATGCGTAATCCCGTAGGATCGACCAAAGACCACCGTGTTCCGATCCACAGATGCTTGATTTTGTCACCCACACCACGGGGAAGGTAGTTATTTTCGACCTTCGACCACGCAGAAGCAAGCCGATCCTTGTTCATTGCTTCTTCGATACCGGAAATCAAGTCATCGGCAATCTCATATCCCCGGCAATCGCAAGCACCGTTCAATGTGCCGTACAAAGAGCGACCTGTAAAACTCGCATACCGCTTCTCACGGTCAATATTCAGCAGTTTGTCCTTCGCATTCGTACTCGCAACGCAGCATTCCGGGAAAACATCTTTCCACAGGTACGTAAGAGGATCGTTAAGAATCTCCAATAATCCCTTGTAAAATACATCAACAACGGAATCCGTATAAGAACAATACAAGTTAGACCTTTCACTATCACGTAGTATAATCCAAAGTACAAAAAACAGAATAATTGTTGTATTGTGCGTAGGAATCATTTTTCGTCCTGCAAGATACATACCATCACCTTCAACGGTAATGCAGTTCCCTTCAACGGGAACGGGAAGCTTTTCAATGCTTACAAAACCAATTGAACGGCTTTTAACAGCCTTATTACGCTTTCGCTTTACTTCACATGGGATCTCACAATCCGGTGAAAAACTAATAACATAATGCGGTTTCCTTGCACATATTCCGGAAGAAGATACCTTTGGTTGTTTAACGGTTATTGATGTTCTCCACCCAAACGTTGAGATCAAATCACAGAATGAATCACGCAAACTTTCTTCTGCCGTTGTAAACTGATACCTGTTTTCAGCAAGGCAACCATCAGTGTCTAAAAGTCCTGCAAGCAAATTAAGTCTTTGCTCAATGGATGCTGTCAAATATTCTTCCGGTATTCTTTTCGGAACTGTCTTTCTGCTGTGGCACATACCCATTTTTTGCAGATTTTCCCTAAACCCAAAACCAAAATACAATACATCCGTTGTTTTATGAACTGTATTCCACTTTGCAGGAAAACCATTTGCAATAATACGGTCAATAATACATTTGTCGCTTTTATCGCAACAAACTGTTGGATTTTTATTTGCTCCATCACCAAGCCATACACCGAAAGTATACGGATCTAACGGCAATTCTTTTATTTCACCAACAACATAATCACGGTGAGGAAGCTGCAATGTATACCTATGCCCTCTTTTTTTCTCCGTTCCACCGTTATTTAAATGCCTTTTTTCGATTTCGCCCGTTTCAGAAATTTTTGTTTTGCTACTTGCCCTATCATAGTACATCCATTCATGCCGTTCATGACAAATAATCTTTTCGCCGTTAGAGAACGTAACCATACGATCAAGCATACACTTTGGATGAACGTAAATGACTTTCTTAAAATTGCCATCCATGCCAATTACTTCGTCACCAACAACAAGATCACCATGATTTTTCCATCCGTTTCTTGTCAAAATCGGTGTATCATTCGCCAATGCCTTGCCAACTCTCGGTGGCATCGACAAAATCAGTTCGTCAATTACATCATCCTCAAGTTCCTGTAACGCATCTGCCACAGGCTTTAGCTTTTTCCTTCTCGGTAGCCAAAATTGATCCGCAACAGGCCGATTCCACTCGATGTAGATCATGAAATCGTCAAAAATATCCCTGGCAGTTATCAGGTATGTCTTTTTCAGCAGGTTTCCCATGCCATTTATGTATTTCAGCACAGACCTAAACTCTTTAACATACGGATAGACGATTTTATGATCGCATTCACGCCACATTACCCGTAGGCAATCATATACGTTTTCGTATTCTGACTTCCCCATGAAAATGTTATAGCACTTTATGAGCTTATTCACATCTGCTGCCATCCTATCACCCCCATATTATTATTTATTATTTATATAATTTATGTACTTCGTAGAAAGAAAGAAAAGAAAGTATCAAAGAAAAGAAAGAAAGATATTTATTTTATATATAATTTATTTATTATAACCATTGATATATAACGCTTTATAGGCATTTTTATAATATATAATTTATGCCATATAATTTATCCCCCTTTTTATTTCTTTTCTGTATTCACCATTATGTGTTTTATATTCATTTTCTTTTTACACATCATAGGGTGGGTATTATATAATATAACCTTTTTATTTTTGAAAATATTTTTAAGACTACCCCGTTCTCTAATTGATTATCATATATCCCCGTACGGTATATATCATCGTTACATGATATCAGGGTATATATTCAGATCCATAAAACAGATATAATCATTATGCAATGTATAAATCATGTATAAATATGTGTATATATATGTATAATGTGATATAAATATACAAAATAAATTATGTTGTATAGATATATATACATACATACAACATATAGTATATAAACTATTCGTTAAACCATGATTTTACGAATAGTTGTTAGTTAATCATATAATGCAGCACGATTATATATATCATTATCAGTTACATTGTTGTCTTGGTTAACAGATATGACATGTTCTGTATTATCTTTATAACCCATATTATTTTTCATGAGGAATATACCGGCTACAGGGTTAATCTTACCTGTATTCATCATATGTTCATAATAGCTATTGATTAAGTTATAGGCATTTTTTATAGCGAGTATCGATTGTTTGTTTTTAATATATTCAGTTCTATCAGATATCCAATTATACAAGATAAAACGTGAAACATTAAAAGCCAATGCAAGAGAAGCAATAGAGGGTTTAACATCATCTTCAGCACAAATATCAAAATAAAGATTGATACGTTCTTGGACAGCTTCACTATTTTCAAGGTCTATGGAAGGTAAACGAAATAATTTCATATCATGCGATAAGAATTTGCGGTTGTCGCCCTCTTCAGTATGTATATCATGATCACGGCGAATAGTAGCGTTTTTAGATCCTTTCGGTCTGCCACGTTTCCGGACAGTTTGTTCACCCTCTGGAATAATTAAATTATTTTTTTGAATTAATTTATTATTTTTTTCTTTCCCTGCCATAATAGCGCAACCCCCTTTAATATCAACGTGTATAAGGTTTATTTATAGTCACATTGACCAATTTAATTATATTAAAAATAATTATTTAATCAAATAAAAATACCTACCATGCATTTTAAGGGCATTTTTAGACGATTTTAGCCACTTCTCATGATCGGATGACCAAATATACGTTCTAACGATGAGACAGGGGTTAGACCAATTCCGCCATCAATCAGCGAAAAATACCAAATAAGCAATGTACTTCTTGGATACGTAATAACGTATAATGCCAGGAAAGCTATTGCCAGGAATTCAATGTTTTCAACGCTTGCAGAGTTTTCGCGCAGCCTATTTGTGTAATATGGTGTAGACCAAATATCACATATTTAACAATTCTGTAATATTGATCCAGCGCATATCTCTATACGTTTTAACGTATATGTAGATAAATCAATGCTTGCAGCCATACCATATATCACAAATCTATTTTAATTAGTGAAATTATTAACATTTTCTAACAAGTGGATTTTACATTGTTATCCGTTATAACGTTCTGTTAAGCTTGTGGCGAAGCCACAAACGGCTTCCGGAGTGAACCTCCGTCAACAAGCCTACGGGATGCCGTAGTGTCGTAACATCCGGACACGGGAAGGACTCGCCACGGTTGGCAGTTCTCAAGCGGTTTGCAACCGAACCAAACAGCACTGAAAAGTAACTTGGCAGTATCCAAGGCACACGTTTTGAGCCGTGACCGCTAACAACGGTTGCCCCGATTACAGGCGAAACCTCCCGAACATTCATAGCGTAGCGATACACGATGTGGTGAACGGTTGAACGGGGCTGTGGTGCAACTCCACACGTATTGTAGAAGGTAACGATACGGACTAAAACCGGCAACAGAAACATTCTTTCATTATATACCATGATCAAAGGAAACCGGCTTTTGTTGGTTTCCTTTTATTGTGGCATATGACCACTAATTAAATTAGAAAATGGAGGGTTTGAAAATGTTGTATCTCACTAATGAAGCAAGAGAGTCCGCACGTAATGAAATTGCAAGGCTTTATGTGATGCTTGCAGAAACGAAACCAACCGATCAATGGTTTTTGCAGGACATTCAATCACTAATGCGCTACTTACAAGTAATGCAAGGTGAACTTGCGGGTGAAATGAAAGAAGAAACCGACAGAAAAAAAGAATATGAAGAAACCGTGCCAGTTTACGGTGTTAACCGGTATTATGATTGTAATAAAAAGATAATTGAATATACTTCTTGGTTTTATCACCGTGACGAAGCAGAGTTTGCAACAACTCAAGGTCAATCAGGAAAAACAATAATCACTGCAAGGTATCACGACGAGGAAACACCATATATTACAATGCCGTATGGAGGTAAAATCAAATGAAAAAGTTCAAGCTAATCATTGTCAAAGCAAGCTATTCCGATGCAAGCGACACGGCAATGTATTTCAACAGCTATGAAGAAGCAAAACAAGCAGAAAACAGGCTAAAGTCCGAACCTTTTAACCACATCATTTTTACTAAAATAATGGAGGTAGAAAACAATGTTTGAACTTGTAATTATTTACACTTTCCCCCGTGAAACGGTTGTTTACACCTACAACACGAAAGAAGAAGCTAAAGAAGTCCAACAGGGCATGAAAATAGCACTTGGCAATCAGATTGAGTGGTCATGCATCAGACCGAAACTGTAAACAGCAAACCATGATACAGAGGGGGCGAAACACTCGCCCCTTTTAATTGTGGCTTGTTCCACAAAATATTTTTATGAAAGAAGGTATTCCCAAATGTGTACAGTTAACGAAAAAATTCGCAAGGCTTTTGAGGAAGCCAAGACAAGGCTTTTCGCCGGTGAGGAAATGCACGTTCATTTCAGTGAGGGAAACTCCAAAACCAATATGCCCTCCGTAGACCTTCTGCCCCTCTTCACTTGTCACGGGAGATGCCGTGAAACGTGCGGAAAGATCGAAAACGGCAAAGCGTTGCCGATTTGTTATGCTTGCGCTATTGCTAACCGTTTCCCCGTTGTGATGCGGAATTATGCCGAAAATACCGTATTGGCAATCTACCGCCCGTCACAGTATTGGGAGGAAGTATCAAAAAAGATGCGGACTTGTCGCTTTATGCGCTTGTTTACATCCGGAGACATGATCATTAACGGATATTTTGATAACCTCTGCAAAGTATTGGCAGACAATCCGCATTGTGAAATGCAAGGTTTTACAAAATGCTATGAAATCGTAAACCGGTACATTACGGAACACGGCAGACTTCCGGACAATCTGCATATTCTCTTCTCCGGTTGGTTTGATATGCTTCCGAACAATCCACACGGTTTACCGGAGAGCCGTATTTATGTTGGTGAACTTCCGGAGGGTTGGCTTTCATGTGGCGGTAATTGTGCAGAGTGTTCATGCGTTGGTTTAGGGTGTTGGAAAGCTACCACAGGCGACATTGTAGGACTCAAAAAGCATTGATCGGAGGGAACAAAGATGTACAACTCCATTTTTACAAAATGGGTTATTTATTGGAAAACGACCGATGAAAAAGAGGTCTTTACCTATCACGGGGCATATGTGGCAAGACTTCACGATATCATTGATTACGGATACGTTGAAAACGAAGACTATATAACATGGAGTGAATTTTGATATGAGATACATTGCAAGAGTTTATAAATACGGAAGATTTAGTCATGATATACGGGGGAGGGGTGAAGTTCTCCCCCGTTTTTATGAGGATGTGCAGAACTGTAAACCGTGCAACGTGCAACGGTATAAAAAGTCTGTTGCCGTGGCATTTTATGACGGCAAATACACGGTTGTTTATACTCTGCCGACTAACTGTTATATGGGGGTGTAAAGCGTGAAATTTAGGGATTTATGCGACGATAAAGTATATACCCTCTTGGACTTGTTCCAAGAGTGGCAGACACTTAAAACGGCAGATCCTGCCAACCATGCAAACACATTCAAGCGTGAATTATTTGATATTATTGATGCCACATTAAGAGGTAGAAACGATCTGGAAATAGTCGGCCTTACAAGTTCTGAAGTGTTCAACCTGTACAACAAGTTAATTATGGAGGTGTAATCAATGAGAAATCGCAAACTTAATCAATATCGTGTGGAAGTTATGGAAAAGATATCGCACGGCAGACACGGGAAGTATACGCATTTTACGTTGTCTCTTTATGGACTCAATTTGAAAGATGCAGTAGAAGTTGCCATTGAAACGGTTGCGGAAATGACTTTTCAAGAGTTCAAGTCCCGTTGTGATTGGCAAGGCGAAAAAGATGCATACTTGGATCGCATCTTGTACGAAAACAAAAATCACTCCGGTGTTATTGGTTTGGATCTTGCCGGTAAATATTTTAGCTTTAGGGCATCTCCAGACCGTTGGGACTCTTCTGCCGACATATTTCACAGTTCAACGGATGCAATGCAGGAAACAACAACGGATACACGGCTAAAGCGTGAGGACACCTTGCAACAAATTATAAAAGTTTTTGAGGACTTTTTGCGGGTAAGAGATATAAAAGTGCCTTGTGATGACGATGACGAGATGTATGCCGACATCAAAGATGCAGAGGTCATTTACGGCTATAACTATGCAGAACTTGAAGACAACCTTGAAGACAAGCTACTTGAACTTGGATTGTTAAAAGGGAGGGTTTCTCATGCGTAATCCTTCAGAACTTGAAAAAGCAAAACAATACATAGCGGATGTATATCATTGCTCTGATGATTGGGGGCAGAAAATAACCGTCACAGACATGATTGTCAATCTCACATATTGGAGTCACGACAAGTGCGAGGGGGACTATGTTCCCCCTGTTTCACTTGCACCCATTCTCGCTATCTATTGGAATGAATTGTGCGATCTGTACCCAAATTAACCGACTCGCACCCTTTTTCACCGTCCGCACCTATTTTGATTGGAGGTATATAAAAATGATCACTTTTAAGAGATTGTCTGAAATGGCAAGAGAAGAAAATATGATTGCATCGGTTGCCTGCCTGGAAACCGGCGAAATTTTTCAATCATCTGAATTTAAAAACCTGATACGCTGCATAAAATCATCACGGCATTGGGATTTCACTTGTCAAAAATATAGTTGGCCTTGTACCGGCAACAGCGACAAAAATTTAACCCTCTGTTATAAAATTGGAACAGCATCAGAGCATTACTATACCGTATGGTTTAGGATTGTCTCTGGTATCATTGTAGACAAAGGAATTGAGGATATAACTGCAAAAGCTAAACGAATTTCGCCAAGAACAAGCGTTGATTGGTAATCCGTACCCTTTTTCCGTACCTGTTTTCAGTACCTAATCTGATTATTTGATTGGAGGTTGTTTTCATGTTTAAGGCTATTGAATATACTTTTGACCACAATGATTACGTGCAGACCGTTGTCAGTATCCCTGATGACCTTATTACCACACCTATCCTGCCTGATTATTCAGTTTGTGAGGATGAACGTGTCACCGTTTGCCACTCCGACAGTGAGAACAAGTGGTATATCCTACGGTACAAATCCGCACCTTTTTCTGATCATCCGGACATAAATACTCAAGTCCTTTGCAGCGGATCTTTTATCGATTGCTCGTCATTTATGTGCATAGACATTGCCACCGTACCGTTCCAATGGGGAGTGCAACTCAAGTCAAAGTCTGTCGGCAGTATATCGTACCTTCCCATATGGGAATCAGTGCTGTCAGGGGAAGTTGACGATGAGGGTTTTGAACGAACCAAGATTGTGTATAAACTCATTACCTGTATTATGCCTAACTATGATTCACTTTATGACCGAAACTGCTATTCCGACTTTTATATCAATGAATATGACGATGTTGTCAGTTTGATAAAGGATATTGAGTATGTCACGGGGGTACGGTTTTAATCCGTACCTCTTTTGACACTCCGCACCTATTCTGCTATCATTCTATTATAACGTATTGGAGGTAAGTACATATGGCTACCAAGCATACCGTTGCACAAGCAAAGTACGATAAAGAACACCGTAGAGTGTATGGTTTCCGTCTGCACAATGAACTGGACAAGGACATCATTGATAAACTCGCATCCGTACCCTCTATGCAAGGGTACATTAAGGATCTCATCCGGAAGGATATCGGCAGCAAATCCGTACCTGATAAAGAAAGCGAGGTAAAATGATATGTCATCCCGTACCTATTTATGCTATGTGGACAATGATAGCACCGATCAAAAGATATATACCGTTACAAGCCGTTCAGCTATGGAAGCTGCAAAGAAGTACGGCAGTTGGACAGGCAATGAGTCTATCACCATCCGTACCCATTCCGGACAGATCCTGTCCAGGGTTAAATGGGATTGTCAGACCGGCAAGTATATTAACGTAAGCTTTTGATATCCGCACCCAAAATAAAAATTGACCGATGCTTTCCGCACCGGTCTTTTTTTTATGCCTTTTTTTATGACCATTTATGTACACATTCATCTAATACTACATACGTTTCTTCCTTTGGATACTTGCTATGATCGTTTGTAACTATATCAATCGCACCAACAGGATACAGACCGCACCCATCATCGCAAGCGTATATGTTTAGATCCTCTGCATGATTATCCTCAATCCATTTTTTCAATTCCGCACCTGTCATTATATCAATCCCCTTCTCTTTGCTATCGCAGCACCTACTTTAGCAATCAGCACCCACAGATTATCAGAATCCGTACCTGTTTTCTCACAATAGATCCTGACAGCTTCAGCAAGGCGGTAATGTGTTTTGTATACATCTGTCAGCACCTTCTTGTCATTCTCATTGAGAGTATAGAACACGGCCTGTACTGCCATCCAATTCTTCACATCAGCAGTTTTCTTCCCTGCTGTCTGCAATGATTCCGGCGTTGAAAGATAAAACCGGATTGCGTGATTAACATAATCAGAGTAATAGCACCTTTTTTTAATTCTCCGTACCTTATTTACATTCATTCTGCAATTACCTCACTAATTCTGTCGATTGAGTTATTGTTACAAACATTGATCCGTACCCCTATTAGATTGAAAACATCTTCGATTTCTTCATCCGCATCAAACATAACAGCGAACCGATGATCTACACCATGAAGGAAGGAAACAATTTCTTCCGGGTTATTCCCTGCTTCGTGCAATTCTTTGGCAATGGCAGCATACATCTGCCGAAAGAAACTCGTACCTGCTTTATCGTACCCGTCTTTGTATCCGTTTTCATAGGACTTATCCAGGTCTTTTTCCGTGATACCGTTGCGCTGCAAGCTCCGTACCTGTTCGTACCTTCCTTGCTTCTTCCATTCACGGATCTGTTCACGTTCCTGTTTTCGTCTTAATGCTCTATTCGCACCCATTTTTCGTACCTCTTTTTAAATTGGTCAAAAACGGCTCAAAAACCTGTTTAAATAGTTCATATGATAAATAATACTATCAGCATACAAGACATGGGTAAATGAGCCGATTTTTGCCCTTAATCATCATGTTACGCTTCCAACCTTCTTATTCCATTCATCAACGCACTTCATCATAGCGTCAGTATCTTCCAGGCCACCGCACCGGATAAAGCCTGTCTGCATACCACACTTTTTCTTGCACTCAATCCATAAATACGGTTCTCTGTACCTGATTCTATGAGCAGCACCGCATTTACATTTTCTAATAACAACCGTTCCTTTTTCGCTCATGTTAGTTCCTCGCAATCAGAAGGAAGTATAGGACAACAATAAGTGCCAGGATACCAAGTGGTGCTATCCAATCATTTAAAACTCTTTCAACCTTTTCTTCCGTTGTTTCTTTGTGAACACCTGCTGATTTCTGGCAGTTTACACATACCATAGAACCTTCCGGTATCTGCGCTCCGCAGCATACGCACCTGTTATCACTCATTTTTTAACATCCTTTCATATGTCCCATCATCTAACATTTGATAAACACTTTCCAAATCACTAATGAATGTCCTAATATCACGTTTTGCTTCATTAAGATTTTTATACCAAACAAATGTTCTATAATTTTTCGCTTCATTGTTGAAAAGTGCTAACCCAATCGGTTCATCATCATAACGTTTCCCTTTATGTGCCTTACCAAACCTAACATTTCCATGTTTTATATATATTCCTTGCATAGATCCTGTCAGATTTTTTATCTTTCTTTCGATCTCTTTTTTTTGCATTTGCAATTCTTGTAATTCCGTCATGTTCTTTTCTCCTTATAACGGTTTGTATTTTGTCCATTCGTTTTCTTATAGCACTCATGGCAGATATACCCACTGAATAACCTGTCAGATCCTTTTACCTGACCAAGAACCCATGTGAGCATTCTGTTTTGATGGCATAATTGGCATTCACCGTATTTGTTGTTATCGTTCATTCCTGCTCACCGTCCCACTTCATAGCTTCCATTTGTTCTTCCGTTGGTTGTCCTGACCAAAGCACAAACCCACCATCACGAATCCTTATTTCCATAAATGTATAAAATGTGTTTAGTTGGATAAAATCAACGTTTCCGTTTATGTCATGGATAACCCCAATGATTTGCATACAGTAAAGACCGTCTTTAAACTGTATCCACACAAATTGTCCTTCACTTAAAGCGTTGATTTCTTTAGTTGTTAGCAGTTGTGCAATAGCAGAATCGTTTATTCGGTGTCTCTGTTCATCGTATTCACGGCACATCCTGTCCACATCATGTTGCTTTTTAATAATCAACTCTTTCGCTTCATTCATTGCTTCGATTGCTCTCCCACAAACGGACGGAAGATCCGATTTAATTCGCATCCACCATTGCATCTCTTTGATAACATCGTCTAACTTTTCCACCTTTTCACCTTCTTTCTATGGGATGA